ATTGCCATATGCTAATATTTATATAAAAAAAAGGCGGCCTTTCAGCCGCCCTTTCAAAGTTATTGATGTGAGAGAGAATTACTCCTCTTCAGCCAATTTACTAAAGTAAGACAACGTATCGTCATCATCACTAGCTGCTTTTGGAGCAACATCAGTACTTTTCGTAACACTTGCCGCAGATGGGAGGTCTGTTTTATCAGCAGTTGTTGCGCTTCGTACACCTGTAATCGTCCTATTCAGTTTCTCTTTGAGTTCGTCATAGGTTTTAAAATTGTCGGGTGCAAGAAATGGTTTTAAAGGGTGTTGAGAAGACCACAATGTTTTGATATCTTCATCACTCTCTTTAATTTGTGATACGCCCTCAAACTCGGACTTATCGTAGTTCCAGTAACCATCAACTTTTCTAATTTTTAGTTTAAAGTTTGCACCTTTCCAAAAATCAAATGGGTTAATAGGTTTCTCGTCTTCAAACGCAGGTTGCATTGACTCAGTAATCTTATCAAAAATCTTTTTACCGAATTTGAATAAGTAAGTCTTGCCTTCGTTCTCTGGATGCTTAGGATCAGATACCACTAGAATATTTGAGTAATAAGATAATTTTCTTTTTCTCTTTCTAGCAATTTCTTTATCACTATCTAAACCAGTATTCCAAAGTCTTGTGTTTTCTTCTGACACAGGGTCTTTTTGATTGATTGTAGTTAATGAGTTCTCAATATACCAACCACCTACATCTTGGAATGCATGTGACCATACTCTTTGCCAAGGTAAGTCTTCACCTTCTGGCGCTGGTAAAAATCTAATTACAGCAAAACCATTACCAGTTTTATCTAGTTCGGGTTTCCAAAATCTGTCGTCTTGGTATTTTGATTTGTTGTTTTGTTTGTCCTCAGGATTGAGGTTAGCCTCGATGGCTTTCGTAAGTTTGTCAAAGTTACTTGACGATTGTTTTAATGTATCAAAGTCCATTATATTATTCTCCTTGTATATATTTACGTATTGTTATATTTGTGTTACCTGTATAATCGGTATCATACTTATTTATAATAGTTATAGAGTTCATTATACCACATTTAACTGTATTTGTCAAGTGTCGTTTGAAGTGTAACATATTGTAAATTCTTTAATTTTGACCACTCTTTTATGGGTTGTGATACTTTATCATTGCCCTCTGGATTAACCTTGTAAAAAGTGATCTGTGGATTGTCCATTATTAGACTTCCCCATTGTCCTACCCAATTCACTTCAGGTATCGGAGCGTTGTCTGATACACCATAGTGTTTTGTGTCTTTATATAGATTGTTGATCTTATTTGTATTACTCACTAGATCATGTCCAATTAAATATATCTCTGTTAAGTCTTTTTCTATGATAGTAGCAATTCTACCACTAGTAGCACCACAGGCCCAACCTTTGTCTCGTTCTCCTTCAACAAGATCGTCTATACTGTGTACTTTATCGGTGTCGCTCACCCATGTAACAAATGTTGCTGTATGATTAACGTATCTCTTTACAACATTAGGTTTATTAAGAAAAGCATTAGGAGTTGTTGTAGTATACCCTTTATCTGCTATCTCTTTATTTTTTTTTATAATATTTACTCTGCCTGATAAATTAGAACCATGAAATACAAACTCCTGACTAGTACCTCTATCATTTTCCATTTTATTAGATTGATGTAAGTCTAGTAGTTCTTTGTCTTCATTACTCATGTTAGCATATACCAATGTGTGATACACCGGCGCTGGTATTTTAGTCCAACTACGTAACCAAGTCTCATTCTTATCACAGTAACCACTTTGATATATCTCGTGCATGATACCATGATCAACTGCCGTTAATACATCTGGTGTAAAATCTCTATACAAAGCATTACAACCATATATCTTACCATGTGGTCTTAATTGTGATAGATCAATACCTTTTCTACTCTCACCATTACCTATACAAAATACTCTTTTAGCCATTAACAAATATCTCTTTCATAATCAATTTACACTCTGTCGCATTAAAATTTATAAATGGTTTTACTCTGGTAACCTTAAGTGAGATTTCAGGCCATACAACTTTCTCGGTAATTTCTTTATCCCAATTTTTAGTAAAGTTAAGAAAGTGATTAAGCACGACCGCGGTCTGGTAACTAATTTTCCTTTGAATAAGTAAACGTAACATTCTAGGGTGTTGTCCCATAGATACAGCAAAACCATCATCAAAAGAAAGCCCACGCTTGCTAAAATCATTAACAACGTTAGTGCAGTCTCCTCTAAAATGGTAGGCAAACGATTCTTTGCGTTTTTTATAATCCAGGTAAACATCTTTACCATCATTTTGAAGCAAATTACCAATCCATCTCTTACTATCTGCAATGAAGTTAGCAACAAAGAAATCAAGTATATCATCTTGTCCATATTTTGTACTCAACTTGTGGAAAAAATACCTATCTTTACGTTTTGTAAATGTATCTAGTTTTGCGTTGACCTTTCCCCCATACTTATAATAGTCATAACTGTCCGACTGAAAATGTAACTTGATTGCCAAGTAAGTTTTATATACATCAAAGCCTCCATACATCACGTTGGTAGTACACCAATCTTAGGCATTTTCAACATGTTCTTATTAGTAGCTTCTACCTGTATTTTTTCTTTTAATGATTTTGAAACCAATGATGATATTTGACTAGTATCTAAACCATTCTCATCACAGTACCATACAACAGCGTCCATGTATGTAATTCTTTTCTCTTTTACAATACCCTCAATTGTCAAACTAAATTCTTTACTATTCATTATATTCTCCTAATTATATAAGTGTAGGTTACTTACTCTCGCTTTCGCCTACACAGGTTGCAACTCTTTTAATTATACCACACTTTTACTAATTTGTCAAGTGCCAGTACCTAGTAGCTTTTCATTCATTTTCATATTATATGTAAGATATAATATACATTGAAGTGGATCGTTTGGTATTTCTGCTACTGCTAATGTTTGATGTTTCTCGTTTATATAATATTTTACAGCAAATACAATATCGCCATCAGTTAGGCCATTTTGTCTGCCAAAACTTATGTTGACAGCCGTAAAGTTATTATCTAAAATATACTGATCAATAGTCTCTTGCGTTCCACATAACATTGGCATATTCATACTGAAAAGATCGTAGTCTTGTAGTTCAGCATGACTAGTGGTATTCCACAATAGACAAATTAAGATTAGTAGTTTTTTCATATCCTCTATAAGATATGGGCTACTCTTGCTTGATCTTATCCTTGTTTAGTTCTTCATAATATTTATAAAAGTCACTAATACATTTTTTCAAAGGTTCCATGTAATCTTTAGGATTCTTTACAAATGTTTGGACAGAACCATCTTCGGATGCTAGTAAAATAACGATTTGTTCAATCTCTTTTCCGAAAGTCTCCTTATACATTTGAGCATAGGCTGTAGTCTGCATAAAGTAGTTCTCTATCCAAGATTCTTGTCGTTCTTTGTTTGCTGTTTTAAAATCAATTACTGATAACTTACCATTGTATTCACCAATACAGTCAACTTGACCTGCGATAGTCAATTCTTTACTATACATGATTGTTTCTAAACAATGTATGTTATCAACTTGATCTACATATGGTTTAATTAGTCTGAATAGACCTAATGGTAATACACGTCTAATACTTGGTGTCTCGCCTTTGATATATTGTTCTATTAATGTGTGAGTTCCTTTACCACGATTGGCTGCTCTCATCATTTCCCAGTTGGCAACTTCTTCACCAATACTGTCTCGCCATTTTTGTAGGCCTTCTTTTTTCTTAGGATCAGCACCTAATACTGTGGTAATTGATGGATACGCTTTACCTTCTATATCATAGAAACGAAAACCATCTACTTTTTTACCTTTAGTTACTGGTAGTTTTGATTTGTCTAACTCGATAAAATTAAATTTCTTTGTCATTATATTTTCACTTTCATATTTTTATACTCATAGTATATCATAAAAGCCCGAATAAGTCAACTCTCATTCGGGCTCTTAATTAATAACTTAACTTGCTTTTTTGTTCTGCTGTAACCAAATTTGTTTATAAACTTCCAAATTCGTAGTTCCCATTGATCTATTATGACTTTTTCTAATCATTCTCATATTATCCATAGTTGATTTACCACCATCACTATGACTTTCTATGTGTCCAGCTTCAGCATCACTCATGTTAAGTATCAACCCATCAATATAACACAACCAGTTTTGTTCTGCTAGTTTTGTCTCTTTTTCAACAGGAGTATATGCTCTCTTAACATCTTGTATTGTAACATACTTTTTATAATCAAACTCCTGGATTAACCAAGTAACAGTTTGTTTGATTTTCTTCTCGTGGTGAGGAGCACCTAAATATTTTGTAAATGCCTCTGGTACAAGTCTAGCAGAGTTGTCAAAGTCGAAATTAACTTTAACATCAGCATACTTACCGTTATTATCAGATAATGATAGAAAAGCCTTTCTGTATGCTTTCATAAACTCAACATAATCATCAACTTTAAATTTACCGTAAGTATCCATCATATAAAAATATAAGAAAGATAACATCTTAAAGTCTTGTTGTCTTAATCCACCCATAAAAGTTTTTTTAGCATTAGCACATTTTAACAAAAACTTACAATGCTCATTTAATTTGGCAGATAGCTCATCAATGTTTATATCATTACTCTCATACATACTTTCTAAATCATCATCAGAAGATGACCCTAATAAAGTTTTTTGAGTATGTCTATATGTCATTCTAGCCAAAAGTTCTTCTACTTTTAAACGTAAATTGTTAAAATCAATATATCTAAACTTACCATCAGCACTTCCTAGTTCAAATAATTCATTAACAGTGTTATCTACACCTGGAACAACTCTAACAGCATTTCTGATTAAATTGGCCACTGGTATATCACCAAATGAATTTAACATTTCCATATGGTTAACATCAGTAGTTTTGTTTAGAGTTCTAAAGATATAACCTCTAGTGTATTTGTTTAATGGTTTGTAAATTACAAATGATAACTTGTAATCTAAAAATGTATTTTGTTCTTCATCAGTAAGCTGATTAAAATACTTTCCATCAATTTTAAATTTATTATTTACATAATCATAGATATATCTTTTTCTATGACCACCATCAACAGAATCTAAATCATACTTACCATTATCTTCATTTTCAACTAAAGTTATTTGACCTATGTCAATTTGCTTTTTAATAGTGTCAATGATACCTTCTCTTTTATCATTACCTACTGTTATAGGTAATCTTTGTCCTATAGGCTGACAATCTATTCTTCTGTGGGATTGTTCTACAAACTCTTTGATTGTAATAGTTCTTCTCTCAAATGAGGTAGCGTGTATTTTTTGTTTTAACGTCATGTTTTACTCTTTCTGGCATATTGCCATGTTATTTTTACCCTTATTGGGTCAGTATAGAATCAATCTCTTGTTTCTATTCTTATATTATATAACATTTTGAGTAATTTGTCAACCCTATAATTTGCCTTGATTTTACTGGGTTTTTACACTATGTACGTTAAATAGACCTATACTTCATCATATGGTCATTTAATAAAGCAGGGTCGTTTCTTACTTCGTCCCTTTTCTCTTTTCAGCTAGGGTCGTATGATTCGTAACAAGTCTTCTTGCTTTCATTTCTGTAAGCTCTTAATATCTGTTTACGATTTTCACCATCTGATCTATATGATACATGCACCCAACCACTATTAGGTTCCCCTACAGTGTGGTATTCTAATATCATCTGATCAAAGTCACAGTTCTCACTAATCCATTTACATAGATCAGCATTAGACACACCAAAGATTTCAAAATCTGCGGCTTGGCCTTTTGCGTGCTGTGAGTTTACTGATGAACCTATGGATACGCATAACTCTGGACTTCTATATCCACTTGATATTGATACAACTTTACCATAATGATCTCTAACAACTTGTAGCACATTTTCACACAATGCTTTCAAACTGTTCATATGGTCCTCACTAGGATTATTACTAATCCCTTTTCGTTCAGCCGTTTGGCTCTTAGTCATTTCGTTTAGACTAAAATTATTACTTAATTTCATTATTGATTCCTTGTAAGTTTCATTATCTTTTCTATCTGTGCCTTAATTATTGGACCACGGTTCGGCCAATGGATATAAGGCTCATCACTCTTTTGTAGGTTATATAGAAAAGGTAATATGATTTTCTCTATTTCTTTAAATCTAGTTTCAGTTGCTTCACTATTTACTTCTTTAGTGATCGTTTCTTTCTCACTAACAATCTGCATGATCTCATTCATCATAGACTTAACATCTGATACATCTGATTTAACTTTAGATAGTTCTAAATTTTGATTGTCTATTGCTTTAGGGTCAATTGCTGGTTGAGTATTCTCTGCTGGTTTTTCAACAGGAGTTATACCCCAATCTTCATCAAGGTCAAAGCCTCTCATATAATCTGGTATGTCTGCCATTATCGTTTTCTCCTTGCTGCTACTCGTTTCTTGTTCTTTTGTATAGCCTGTTCAGTTCGAATTTGTTTTATAGACTTCTTTTGTGTCTGTTGTGCCAATGGGCTACCAGGGTGTGCCTCACCTATTTTAGATAGTGTGTCTTTCCAACCACCATCTGATTTCATATGACGGTCACCTGTACTCGCTACAATATTTATACCTTTAGGAACCTGTTTAATATGTTTCTTCTTCTTTAACAACTCTTCCATTTCAGCAATAGTCATCATATCGTCATATTCTTTTTTGGTCTTTGAATTGTAAAATGTATATGATGGCATTATAGGTTTGTAATTGCCTCTAGTTTATCTTTAGCATGTGCTAGTATTTCTACTTTTTTCTCTGCTGTTATTACATAGTCAATATGTTCAGCAACACCAATTGGTGACGCTAAGAAAGTTTTTAAATCTGCTTCAGCAACAGCAATATCACCTTCTAGTTTTTTTATTAATGCTTCTTTAATCATTAGAATCCGTTCCTTTCTTCTATTAAACTTAATTCTTGTTTTTCTTCTATTCTTCTTAATGTTTGTTCTTCATTAAAACCTTCCATTGCTAATTCATGTAAGGTCTTTTTGTCTTCTCTTAATCCATCCCATAATAATTTCTTTTCATCATATGTAAATGGTCTTATCATATTTAGTCCAATTTCTTTTCGTTCTTTTGTCTGTCTTTTAGATTCCTCTAGTGACATCTTTTCAATTTCTTCATAGTCCATTTTGTAAACCTTTCGTATACCATTCAGGTGGGGTTGATGGCGCCTTCCACGATGCCATATCTTTTTTCTTCATAACATAATACTTTCTATACGAACCAACTACATCGCCAGGTATCTTACACTCGTCAGGCATTGCTGGAGTGGGATCTGTTCGTATTGTAGTTAGAGATATTCCTTTAGGTGGATTACGAAGTATAATACCTAATTTTCTAATTGTCATATGGTCTTCTGTATGATTGTATCTTAATTTAAATTCATCATTCAACGCAACCATGTGATTGTATAACCAATAGTAATTATATGCTGACGCCATAACCCAAATTGTACTAGGGTGTTTTACATGAGAAGCTTTGTAGATTATATCTTCATGTTCTTTGTTCTTTAGTCGCCATCTTTTTATTCTTCTACCAGCTTTAGTTCTATCTTCCCACTGTTCGCCATCGATTAATCTGTGCGCAGTAGATAACATTTGTGCTGACTCTATAATCATTTTAACCACATGTTTATCTATCAACATCTTTGCTGACTTTACAGGGTCTTTGTGTACATAAAATATATTCATTAGTGTTTCAAGCCTTTCTTCATTACATAGTCCATTAGTTTATATTTGTATCCCAAATCAATCAACTTCCTATACCATAAAGCTTTAAAGTCAGGATTAGTTGCCTTCTTACACGCACTAGCAAGTGCATCTAATTTTTGTACTTCTATTGGTATATGAATTTTTGGTTCCATAGTCTATAATATATCACACTTTAGGGTGCTTGTCAACCCTCTATTTGCCCAAATTTGTCCCATTAGTTATCACTGTTCTAAACAAAGTAAAGCCCTTGTTATTCCAATCTAGTTTCTTTGTACATTCGGTATCTGTTACACAGGTGGTTTTCATACAACCTGATAGAAACACCAATAATAATATAATACTAATCTTTTTCATTCCAGTCATATATTTGGTCTAATTTTAATTTGATTTCGTCTGGATCCATGTCTTTGAAGTCACCTATTTTAGTTACCATTTTCTTATAGTCTCTATTCTTCTCATTAAGTCTTTTCGCCTTCTTACGTTCTCTCTCTAATCTGCTTTCTAAATCAAACTTTTCTTCACTCTTTTTTATGTTTCTTTTCTGACGCCATTGTCTTAATGATATGTTTGCTGCGATTAAGAGAAGTACAGCGAGAGGGTCAAATACAAATATGAGTATCAATATCACTATACGAACAGCGCTGTCAAAATTGTTTTCAGCGTTCTCGCCATAGATCAACTCTGCCACATATTTGATTGGTCCTACTTCTGCCTCTATCTTGTTTTGTTCTAAACTCAATATACCCTTTTCTTCGGATA